TTATACAGACTGGCTAGACAGACGATATAGAGACTGTATAACAAGATCTATATGATCAAGGAGAATAAAAATGGCTAACAGTACATTTAGCGGTCCGGTAAGAACAGAAGGTGGATTCAACGTAATCAACAAAGCTGCTTCTACTGGCGCAATAACACAAACAGGTTTTTCAGTAAATTCAACTGGACAACTAGTATCAATGGGAACTAGAAAGATACAATCTTTTGCTGGTACATTGGCATCAACAAACGCAGCATCAACTGCATACGGAGATGGTGATGTTCTTGTAGAGCTTGGTGCATTAAATACAGACGCACCAGACGGACTAGTAACCCCTACTAAATTTTTCATTCACAGAGCATTGATTGGTATTACAACTGCTGCAGGAGAAACTCTTGCTGGTGGTTTATCATTAAGTGCAACTTCTGGCACAGCAACTAACACTGCAGTTTCTTCTGGAACTGAAATCGTTGGTGCTGGTGTAACATCTTTTAACGAACAGTTAAGTGCTACACAATCAATCACAGAGGTTGATGTGAACTTTAACAATACTGCTGGTAACTACCACATATTTGTTCCAAACATTACAGCGGCGATTGCTAGCAAAAACTTATATGCTTTTGCTACAACTGCAGTAAACGCTGATATAACGGCTGGAAGATTTACAGTGGAGTTAGAATACTCAGTATATTAAATTAACAATGTGGGGCTTAACGGCCCCACAGTTCTTGATTAAGGAGGGAACATGGCAGACACAGTAACAGGACCAACAATACTACAACAGAATGATAACCGTGTTGTTATCAAAATGGTTGTACAATCAGACGGAACAGGTAGCACAACAGTTATGGGTGACGTTTCAGCATTGACTGCTAGAAACGATGGCACAGCTGTAGCACACTTAGGTTTACTTAGAGTTTGGTATTCTTGTCAAGGTGGCGACGGAGGTAACTCTTTTGCACGTTTAGACGAAGAAGATTCAGACGGAGATATTCCTATACTAGGATTAACAGGTGCTGGCTATTGGGACTTTAGAGAGTTTGGTGGCGTACCAGCAGACAAATCTAGTAACAGTAATCAGAGTGATGTTAACTTTGTTGTACCGAGTACAGCTGATTCAGGCAACATGTACACAGTTATAGCAGAATTCCAAAAAATATATTAGAGGTTTAGATGGCTTATTCAGGCACACAAACCTTTAATCTCTCAATAGAAGAGATAATAGAGGAAGCATTCGAAAGATGTCAGTTAGAGACTCGCACTGGTTATGATTTAAAAACAGCCAGACGATCTATGAATCTGATGTTAGCAGAGTGGGCAAACCGTGGTTTAAATTTGTGGAGTATAACTTATGCAACACAAACACTAACTGCAGGAACAAACTTCTATGCTATTGATCAAAACGTTATAGATATAGTAGACGCTGTTGTAACAACTACAACAGGTGCAACTTCTAACTTAGAAGGTGACAGTAACACAACTGACGTTGCTGTTAACAGAATATCTAGAACTGAATTTATAAATTTAAGTAAGAAAGAAAACTCATCATCAGGAGACGCAAGACCTACACAGTTTGCTTTAGTTCCTGGTACAGTTACAACTGGAGGATCTAGCAGTAGTGGTAGACCAGCAAACGATATGACTTTGTTCTTATATCCTAGCCCAGATAAAGCATACATATTTAAGTATTTTTATCTTGCTAGAATAGAAGATGCAGGAAGTTATACCAACGAAGCTGACGTACCTTTCTACTTTCTTCCTTGTTTGACTGCAGGTTTGGCATACTATATAAGTTTGAAAAGAGCACCAATGTTAAGTGCAAACTTAAAAGCGGTGTATGATGAAGAGTTTAAACGTGCTAGTGAAAACGATAGAGAAAGAGTTTCTTTTAGAATTGAACCAGCACGGGCGTACACACCATAGGAGGTTATATGCCAATATGTGAAAAATGTAATCATGAGTGTCATTGCAGCAACAGCGGAGCTTGTTGTGGTGGTCAATGTGCATGTTGTGATTGTAATTGTAAAAAGGAGGACTAATGAGTAACCCAAGACATAACACTCAAACAGCTAATACTAGAGAAGCATCTACCCAAAAAATAGGTTCTTACGGCAGAGGTCAAAACGATATACCTAATGCTGTAGAAGCTGCTGCTGTAACTACCAAAGGTATTGCACCAGCAAAAGGTAAAGCACAAGATATTACTGTTGAGCAAGGAAAAGTAACTGGTACTAAACTAGGAATGGGCGCTGCTAAAAAAGGCGGCAAATATACCTGGAGCTAATAAATGAGTTACGCATCAGGAAAATACGCAAAATTTATTTCTGACCGTAGTGGTATGGAATATCCATACAGCGAAATGGTTGTAGAATGGAATGGATCACGCGTACACAAAAGTGAGTTTGAACCTAAGACACCACAGGACAGACCAAACAAACACATGCCTGATGCAATATCTTTACAGTACCCAAGACCAGCAAGAGAAGAACCAGCCACAGAAAGATTGTTGCCTCTTGACGCTTTTAGACATGAAGTTTTTACTGATGTTATAAAAGTTTTTGAACCAGGACACGGTAGATCAACAGGTGATACCGTGAGATTTAGAAATGTTGTAGATATTTTTGTAGTAGATATGAATAGTGAAAGTGGTCATAGTATAACAAAAATAGATGATGATTTTTACAGCATATCAACTGGTGGATTAGCACCAGGAACTTTAGTAAGAGGCGGTGGAGGACAAGCATCAGCTGGTCCAGTAACGGTGAGTAACTAATGACTACATACGCAGAATTAACACAACAGATTTTAGATTACACAGAAACTAGTAGTGATGTGTTGACATCTACAATTACAAACGATTTTATTGAGCACACAGAAAATAGAATATTGAAAGAAGCAGATCTTGATGTGTTTAAATCACATCAATCAGTTACACTTGTAACAAGTAATCCTTTTTTATCATTACCTGGTGGAACGTCACCAGATCCTACGTCACTTGCTACAATAAGAACTGTACATATATTTCCTGCATCAGGAACACCAACAAGAGATTTTTTAGAACATCGCGATATAAGTTATATGAATGAATATTGGCCAGACAGAACTGCTACAAGCACACCGAAGTATTGGTCATGGTGGGATCACAATACAATATATCTTGCGCCAACACCTGATTCAGCGTATAACGTGGAATTAGGAATTACTAGATTACCAACAAGACTGTCTAGTAGTAATACAACCTCATGGTTGGGCAACAATGCTCCTATGGCTTTGTTGTATGGATGTCTTGCAGAAGCCTTCAAGTTTTTGAAGGGCCCAGCTGAAATGCTGCAATTATACGAACAATCTTATCAACGTGCTATGCAAGAACTAATAGTTGAACAAACTGGTAGACATAGACGAGATGAGTACATGCATGGAGAACTAAAGTTCCCTATGCAGTCTGTTAAAACAAATACTAGAGGAGAATAAACATGGCTATAACACAAGCTGTATGCACAAGTTTTAAACAAGAATTACTTGTCGAAGGACATAACTTTACTAATGGACAAGACACTTTTAAAATTGCATTGTACACAAGTTCTGCCTCTCTAGATGCTTCAACCACTGCTTTCACTACATCTAACGAAGTATCCGATTCAGGATCTTATTCTTCAGGTGGAGGATCATTAACCAGTGTAACACCAACAACTTCAGGTACAACCGCTATTTGTGATTTTGCTGATATATCTTTTACTTCAGCTACTATCACTGCAAGAGGAGCTATGATTTACAATAGTTCTAATTCTAACAAAGCAGTTTGTATTTTAGATTTTGGTGGAGACAAAACATCTACGAGTGGAACATTTACAATTCAGTTTCCTACAGCCGATGCAAGTAATGCTATCTTAAGATTAGCGTAGGAGTATAAATGGCATTAGTCATTAATGATAGAGTAAAAGAAACAACCACTACAACTGGTACGGGTGCCGTATCTCTTGCGGGTGCCGTAACTGGCTTTGAAACTTTTGCTGCTGGTGTAGGTAACAGTAATACAACATATTATTGTATTTCACATCAAACAGCAGCTGAATTTGAAGTAGGTCTTGGCACGCTAGATGGCGATAGTTCTGACCTTACACGTACAACTGTAATATCTTCTTCTAATAGTGATAGTGCTGTTGATTTTGCAGCAGGAACAAAAGATGTATTTTGCACGATACCAGCTAGTAAATTAATTTTTGAAGACGCAAACAACGATGCAACCATAGGACGTAACTTAACTGTAACTGGAGATTTAACTGTTACAGGTGACGACATTACTTTAAACACAAACACAAGTGGTGCAGCTCTTATTGGAGATGGCACAAATTATAACCCTGTTGCAATATCAGGAGACATAAGCATAGCTGCAAACGGAACGGCAGCAATTGGATCTGGTGTAATTGTAAACGCAGATGTAAACTCTTCTGCTGCCATAGCGATGTCTAAGACTGCTTTCACTGCAGGCACAGGCGTAACTTTATCTACTAACACATTAAACGTAGATGCTGCACAAACGGGAATTACATCTTTATTAGCAACAGATATTAAAATAGGTGAAGATAACGAAACAAAAATAGATTTTGAAACTGCAGATACAATTAATTTTTATGCAGGAAATGAAAAACAATTAATATTAACAGACGGTGCTTTAACACCTGGTGCTGATAATATCCTAGATCTTGGTAGCTCTAGTGTAGAATTTAAAGATGCATTTTTTGACGGCACTGTAACAGCGGATGCTTTTGCAGGACCTTTGACAGGTAATGTCACTGGTAATGTATCTGGAACTGCTGCTACAGTAACCACTGCTGCTCAATCAAATATTACTTCTCTTGGCACACTAACAACACTTACTGTTGATAATATAATTGTTAATGGAACAACAATAGGTCACACGGATGATACAGATTTAATTACTTTAGCAGATGGTATTGCAACTGTAGCAGGTGAAATATCCGTAACTACATTAGATATAGGCGGCACTAACGTAACATCTACTGCGGCAGAATTAAACATACTTGATGGTGTAACAAGCACCGCTACAGAATTAAATATCATGGATGGTGATACATCTGCTTCATCTACAACTTTAGTAGATGCTGATAGAGTTGTTACCAATGATGCGGGAACGATGAAGCAAGTAGCTTTGTCAGATGTAAAAACATATTTAACAAGTGCAGGGTTCTCATCAGAAGATCCCACTGCCCTTGCAATTGCGCTTGGTTAGTAATATAAAAGGAGGATAAATGGCTAATACTTTTAAACTTGTAACGAAAGCAAATGTGACAAGTGCTGAT